GAGGACTGGCCTTGCTGGTGGGCGCACCTTTAAGAACCCCTCCGAACAAAGCAAACTTAGCCATATCCAGTACAGTGAACTGGTCGAGACTTGTTTTAAGTATTGCGAGACCTTCCGCTAATTTATTAAACGGATCTAACGAAATTTCACCTAATTTTTGGAGAGTCGCATCTAATAGCTCTGGGAGAGTTTCAAGAGAACCATTCAACTTGTTAATATGTTCGGCTGCATCGCCCATCTTGACAAGCTTCTCTACTGGGCTGTCTCCACCAAAGAGGCTTCCCAACCCGTCGAGAACACTGCCAATTAATCCCCCAGCACTAAGGGCCGCAAATCCAGCGGCCATCCCGATGAGGGCTGGTCCAAGAAGAACTAAGTTGGCAAGAGGAACGGTCGCAACGGTAGCTAAAACTACTCCCAATTGCTCAAGTCCCGGCACTGCTAAATTCATAGCATATGCTAAGGGAATAAGGCCAGCAGCTAGGATAGCAAACGCACCGGCTCCTGCCAAAATAGCAACAGCCCCAACACCACTCATCATAATAGCCCCCACCGCAGCAGTAGCAACAGTAAGTGCTAATAGTCCTGCTCCTAACATAAAGAAGGTTCCCCAACCAACCCCCTTCATAAGATTCAACGCAAACGCAAAGGGAACTAGGGAAGCACCGAGAATAAGAATTGCTGCTGCTCCGGGAATAAGTTGACCCGCTATCTTTCCGATGACGAAGGAAACAGCCGTTAACGCCATTAATGCCACTGTACCCTTACCAATACCTTCCCAGTCTACACTAGCAAATTGACCAAAGCCATACGCTGCCACACCTAACGAAGCAGCAAGAAGTCCAATAGTTACTGCGCCCCTCATGGCTGCGGGAGAACCAATGGCTTTAAGACCTCGGCCTAGTCCGATGAGCCCCTTGCCCATACCCTTACCTAAACCTCCAGCAGCACCTCCAGCAGCTTTACCTGCGCCTCCTCCTCCGCTGCCGAATAGTTTCCCCCCTAAATTCTTTGCACCTCTTGCGGCAATGATCAACCCCAAGGCACCCAAAGCTCTGACAATATTTACTGATGCCTTCGGAAACTCTTGTATAAATCCGAACAAAGCTTCCTTTACAGCGACAACAGCATCAACTAAAGGACTAAATGAAACGGATATTAAGTTACCCCAACTGTTAATGTCTTCTGCGACAATCTCACTGGCAACGGTGTTATTTTTAGCAGCCTGAGTCATTTCCCCAACATTTTTGTTCATGATTTTGGCGTTCGCATCTAAAGCCTTAACCATGTTAACGGAGTTCATCATCTCCTTGCTAAATATCCCTTCAAAGGCTGAGAACTGTCGCACTAGAGCGTCACCATCAAGACCTTCCATTTGGCTGCTAATACTACTCCCCGCTTTCCGCATAGCTTGGGTTAGAAGTTCCGTTGCATCACCTTCTCCTGATAATAACTTTCTACGCTCTTCAACAATACCGAGTGCCGCAGCCGTAGCCTCACCTTGTACAGATAACAATTGGTTGGCAAAGTCGGCAGCAGCACCACCCATTCCCGGCCCCATCATTGCACCTAAAGCCGCAGTGGCTTCTTGAATCTCTGGGGCGATGCCAATTGATTTAAGCATCATCATATTTTGCGACAACCCTTTCATGGTGGAGACAATCTCATCTCCAGTCATGTTAAAAGTTCTAGCTAATCCAATAATAGTATTCGAGAGGTGTTCTTCCTTCTCTACGGATAAGCCAGTGCCCTTAGTTAGAGCCCTCATATCCTTCATCATCTTCTTGGAACTACCACCTGTAGCCTGAGTAAAAATAGCTAACTTGCGGGTCGCTTCAACATTCTGCCTCATACCGCCGTCGAACTGGGCAACCATGGCTCCTAATTGATCACCATACCCTGTTAATCCTGCGGTCATCGAGGTTGTGCTGTCCGCTAACATCTGAGTATAGTTGGCAAGCTGGAGTCCCCTGCCGATAGCTTCTGTTTGAATCTTATTAGTTTCTCTAATGGCAGACGTAATCTGGTCTGACCCCATAGTTACTAATCGCCCTACACCGGGAATAGCTTTAGCAGCAGCAAGGATTCCTCTTCTTCCTTCCTTTCCTGTGCCATTATCCTTAATAGCCTCCTCATTATCTTTTAATTGCTTCAACATAGCCTCGTTATGGGTATTCAGGGAACCCATAGCGGTAACTAAATTGTTTATAGCTTTTTCAAGATTTGCGTCAGTTTCTTCGGACATTACTTACTTCAAAGATACTTTAAAAATATCCTTCATTTGGGTGAGTTTGTAGGTGCGATAGCTATCGACTCCTAATAACTTAACTAGACTTTGCTTTATTTTTCCGTAGTATGAAGCTCTGCGTCTCTTCTTATATAGGTTCTCTACGATAGCTGCTACGATGTCCTCAGAATTTCCACTAAGTTTAAAGCAAGATACTAAATTCCCCTCTCTGCCTTTAATTACCCCATCTCCTCTACGGGATCTAACAATCAAAGCCACTCTTTGCCCTCTACTACCGGGACCAACCCCTAAATAATACCTGAATATAATAATCTCTCCCGGAACCATCCTGTCTGCACTGGGTGGGATCATGGAGAGGAGCTTTTTGTTGTTCTTTGTCGCTCCTAAAAAATCTTGAGTTTCTTTTGAAAATCTCTGCATCAGCCTTATAATATAATAAATATGAATACAGATATTGATTTAATAGACTTTATGGATTTGATTAACTTTACTCTACACAAGGACTTTGTAGAGAAGTGGAGATATAAGTACTCTGAGAAGTTTATAAAGCACTTTCAGATTAAAATACTTGAATCCCTAAGCAAACAGAAAGTTATTAAATTAAGTAGTCTGTATAATTACTTGACGAAGAAGTGTAGGTACTCAGGTGACCAAGTAGATAACTTCTTCGTCTCTATCGACATACTTATATACTACCCTTTGATCATCAATGACAAACCACGACAGAAATGAGATCTTTGATTACCTCATTGCAGAGCATATCGTTAATTCGTTAGGCTCTCTAGGCACCTTCATTGGGTGCGTGTGGTGGCTAGGCTTTAGGGTACTGTGCCTAGCTGGCGCGTTAGTTCTTCTTTTTGGTCCGTTGTTTGGACTTGGCTAACACTAGCCTCTCCTCACACACAGACCCAGCGTTGAACTCAGGGCATAGGTCTTTATACCCACACCAGTTGCAGAACTGATTCTGCATAGCCTTAAAGTCAGGCTTCTTCATCTTGCGGATCTTCCAGATCTGATCCACCTTCTCACGGATATACTGCTTAATCTGGTTGGGAGAATACTTACAAGTGACGAAGTTATTGGTCAGCGGGTAGTAGTGCGCCACTACGATGTTGTCTAGGGAGACCCCCAGCTTCTTATGGATAGCGTATGCGTAGCCCATCATCTGCCTATCCTGATACATGTCCAGTTCGCTGAGTTCGCGCTTAGAGGTCTTGTAGTCGATGATGAGGTACCCTCCGTCCTTACCCTTAATCACACGGTCAATGATACCGTTGAGTTTAATATCCTTATCAGCGTCATGTACAATCTCATAAACCATTTCGGTTGAGACGGTTTCTGAAAGAGACGCATTGAATCTTAGGAAGTTCTCCAAGCATACTTTGATCTTCGGATTATAACTTTCCGAGAAGGTGTAGTCTTTTTTGACGTTCTCGGCTATAACAGTAAGCTGCGCGAGCGTTGTCGCTTGGTAGCCATCTTCAAAGATTTTGTGGATGTACGACCCAAAGTGAAGTGGGTCAGTATTAACCCTCTCTTCCTTAATTCGATCAACATACCGAAAACGATACTTAAGCTGACATTCCTTGAATGTCTTGGATTTGGATTCTGAAATAGTATTTATGAACATTATAGCACCTCAGTTTATTAGAGACTACCTGACGGAGAAGTTCAACGAAGATTCCCGTTTATCCTCTGGGGATAGGGAGTTGATCATTCCGTCCATTTTTGTCACCGATGACTACAAGCGTCACATGAGTGTCAATTTAGATAGTGGTCTGTGGCAATGTTTTAAGACTGGGAATAAAGGAAACTTCATCCAGATCTACGCATACCTAGAAGGTATGACTTACAATCAAGCTGAGTCCGAAATTCTTTTTAAGGAGCTTGACGGTAACTTCACTAAAAACTTAGAACCTAAAAAGCCAGTGCAGCAGCCAGCGGCTGACCTTGACCTCGCCCTTACATCAGTAACGCTCGATGACCATGATTCTGAGAATCCTCTGGTGCTTAAGGCGTGGACCTTTCTCTACGAGAGGAAGCTATTTAACCTAGAGACTGGAGAATCCAAGTACTACGTCTCTAGAAAGGGACGCTACGCTGGTCGCTTGATTATCCCTTTTGAAGAAGATGGCGAAATTTTTTACTTTCAGGCGCGTTCTTTGAGTGATCAGACCCCTAAATACTTAAACCCAGCAGAGGGTTGGCCTAAGTCCTCCCATGTCCTCTATCCTTTTGATATGGAACGAGATCATGTGGTGGTGTGCGAAGGCCCTCTTGACGCTATCTCGCTGCAACTTAAAGGGGTTAACGCTACCTGTACGATGGGGTCTTCGGTATCGGAGATTCAGGTAGAAGCTTTGAAAGAGTTTGAGGGTAAAATTATTATCGGCTACGATAATGATGATGCGGGGAAACGGGGGGTAAATAAATTTGATTACCTTAGACGTATAAAAAGGATGGCAGACTTGCACATCTGCCACCCTCCTTCGGAAGTTAAAGATTGGAATGATGCCCTTATGCGGGGCATCGACTTAAGCGGATTTGTCGCACTTCGTACCAAAGAGTACAACTACGACTATCTCATGAATCACCTCCTTACGACACTGTGAGATAAAACAGCGGACTTATGATTAGTTCATTTAGCAAGGTATACTTTGCTTGCACACTATAAGTTCCTGTTAGACTTCCGAAAGTTCCATTTTGAAACGAGCTTAAATTCTTTAGTGATGTGGTGTCCCAGTTCAAGATAATAGTGTTGTCTTGAGTAATGGTAACGGGTTGATTAGTGGCAGTCGCCGCAGACTCCGCAAACGATGAGACGGTGAAGGGGCCATCAAAATGAAGATCCTGATTTACCTTTCTAATTTCTACCGTAGCACTAGTGATTACTGAGTCTTTAAAGATATTTTGTACCGAGTGAAGAATATCCTCGTTTTGGATAGTAGTTTCCGTAGACAGCTTTAGATCCACCTTTTCCCCAAGCCGCACATGCTTATTCATAAGCTTATTACTCGTAGTCAGGAGAAGTGGCTCGGTGAAAGTGAAGAAAGTATCTTCGTTTAGATCAAAATTATTAGTGAATACTTGGTAGTCAGAAGCTTGAGCTAACTTAACCGTCCACATATCAACATATTTGCCTACGCTAGAAGCACTGTTGCCGACAGTGCTTCCTTCATAGGAATCAAACCCGGACAGATTGAGTGTTCCATCCAAGACAACTACATATTCCCCCTGCTTGATGCGGTAAATTCCGCTCGCAGTGGTGGCGGGGACGTAATTACTTACATCAAAAGATGACGAGTCTGCCGCGCCAACAGGTCTAGTAGCTCCCGAAGCTCCGAACTGCATGTCAGGGACAGCGGTAATTATCCCATCCGCTCCTACAACCGACTTAGGAGTTAAAGTTTTGTTGAGAGGAAAAATAGATACGCCGCTAATCTCATAGGGGTCAATATAGGCTCCATCATTGATAAAATAAGTACGAAGACCTACTTTTTGGTTGACATTAGGGCGATTTCCTCTATCTACGACTACTGTGTTGTTTATTTGCACGGTTCTGCTCTTCTATTTCTTTTGTGAGAAACTCGATGAAGACGGCTCTTTCAGTTTTAGCCATCTCTTTTACATCGGCATAGGTAAACCGACAGTGTTTCACAAGTATATAGGCTTCGTATAGGAGATCTTTTAAATTAAAAGATCCCGCTATTTCCCGGTAAAAAAATCAGCCGTGATTGGCAACTCCATCACTTCATTATGGCTGCAATATTTGCATACAAAGCGAACTTTTGTGTCAATACCGTAATCATCAGAAGACATGGCATTAAACAGTGCGTGAGCATCCTTCAGAGGAAGCTGGGGAATAACCTTAGAGATTACACTTTTCTCAGTGTGGCCGTCAATTTCCTCGACGAATCTCCACAAGTTTTGGATAGCATGTTCCGTGTTGGTGAAGTACCCCTCATCAGCCACTCTAGGTAACCTAACTTTAATAGTTTTTTGAAGGACGGGAAGGTCCACCGATAACGGGTTAGTCATCTCATCATCAACAAAGTTGACTGGAAGCTGGTTAAGTTGAAACTTAACAGTATTGTCGCGCTTACAATTGCTACAGTTGATGTTAGCAGTGTACTCTTCTCCATAAGAGATTTCTCTAAGCTTCATAACCAAGAAAAGCTTATCCATTTGGAGCAAGGAACCTACATCAATGTTTGAGACGCACCGACCCAGAAGGATATTAAGAACATCAACATTAACATTCTTGTTGGAAACCATCTTTCTCTCATCATCAAACGTCATAGGACGAAGAGTGATTGGTTTGGCCGGATCTTGAAGTTTATAAAATCTATTTTTAGAAGGAAGTTCTACTTCTACTTCATCTTGCGTAGGGGCATTCTTCAGAATGTCATCAATAATTTGCTGTTCAGAGAGCTTGTTAAGTTGCTCTTGAGGCATTTGAGGCTTAGGGGGTTGTTGTTCGGTCATAAAATACTCCTATTTCATCAGAGAGATATATTCTATAATAGTCTGATGAAAATCCTAGTAGATACACTAAATTCACAGATAGAGACTGATAATCCAGAGATCTTGGACGCTTTATATAGGCTATACTCTGAAAAAGCACCCGGATATCAGTATTCCCCAGCGTATAAGCGCAGACAATGGGATGGAAATGTACACTTTATTGCAAGAAACGGTACTTTTCGCACTGGACTCCTAAATCGAGTCTTAGAAGACCTTAAAAAGATTGATTGTACTCCTGAAATTATTCACCAACAACCGTCTGCGCCTTCAAAAACTCCTCAAAACTACGAAATTGGGGACTTTACCTACTACGACTACCAAAAAGAGCTAATTGAGCGCGGCTTGAGGGATATGCGTGGAATCATTAAATCCCCTACAGGCTCAGGAAAAACGCTTATTATGGCCGGATTAGTAAAAGCACTGGCTGGGAGGAAGATGGTGCTTCTTTTTAACGCAAAACAACTACTCACACAAAGTTATGATTTCCTTACTAAAACCTGCGGCATGGACAATGTAGGTCTTTGTTACGGTGAGGGCTATATTGATGGTGATATCATGCTTTGTACCGTTCAGAGCATTGAACGAATCCTCGACACGCACCTCGAAGAAGCCGAAGTTTTAATGGTGGATGAGTGTCATGAGTTTGCTAATGGCAAAACTACGCTCGCTGCTCTCAGGAGCTTCCCTAAGGCCCTGTATCGCATCGGATTCACAGCCACCCCACCGTCCGATACGATCCCTAAACTCAACCTAGAGGGCTCCCTAGGGCCTGTGTGGAGCGTTGTGGACACAGCTAGTCTTGTAGACTCAGGAAAGCTTACCAAACCCCTCATTCAAATCATTGAAAGACCTTATACGGCCAGTGGTATGGACGAAGACATGTCCTACCTAGAAGCCTATGACGAGTATATTGTCTATAATGAAGAGAGAAACAAAATAATTAAGGACGTTGTAGATGACATCAAAAGTAAAAACAAAAACTCACGCATACTTATTCTTACCAAATCACTCGATCACGGAAGAACCTTGGAAGACTTACTTGGGGGCAATTGTGAATTCTTGCAGGGGTGCGATTCGGTCGGAGAAAGGTATGAAGCTATATCTCGATTCCGAGGATGCCGAGAATCTAGCATCCTCATTGGTACTAAAATCCTCCAAACAGGGGTTAACATTGAAGAAATCACCCACCTCATCAATGCAAGAGGAATGAAGTCTGAGATTGCTACCCTGCAAGCATTGGGTCGAGCTTTACGCCGACACGATTCAAAAGAAAAGGTATTTATCTACGATTTTCTAGATAAAGAAAAATACTTGCGAGAACACTCTCTCGCTAGAAAACGACACTACAGCAAGGAAGGACACGAAGTCCAAGTAATATGAAGAATCCCGAAGAAATCAAAGAATTACGCAGCAAGCTAAACTCATCCGAAATTGCCGATCTCAACTGGCTTCATACCGAATTAGGGAATTTCTTAGAATCTGATGGAGTATCGGCTGACGGTGTTATCACCTTAGAGAATATGGCAAATACATTAAACAACATCAGGCGCACTTATACGCAACGAGTTGTCCGTTTACTGAAAACAGGTCACATTGTAGACTAATCTTTGAGTTCTACAGTTGGAATCTTCATAGCGGGGTTTTCCATCTTTAGCCGAAGCCCCCAGTTTTCCATGTCGCGCTTTGTCCACTGGTCTTCCAGCTTATCCTCTAGTGTATCGAGCTTGTAGTTGATGTTGGTAAGCTGAGAACTAATCCAAACTACGCCTCCACAGAGGGCAATTACCATGCCCAGTGGCATTAAAGTTTCTTTCGAGATAGTAGTTTTGGGTTTGTCCATAATCAGTCCTAAGAGGGGAGTTTTATAATTCTACATAAGGTTCCGTTGGTTAGCAGAACTGCTGTTCCATCGGAATCGGCGTGTGCGACAAACTTCAACTTTTGACCCGCAGTCATAGAAAATAGAGTTGATAGCGTAGTGCCGCCAGTGTTTTGGTCTGTGTCTCTTGCAGCGTAGTTACTTGCTTGTTGTGCGGCAATCTGTCTCCAGCCACTGCCATCATTCAAGTCAATGTATGAAAAGACAAAAAGTTCAATTCGGTTGTTAGCGTTACATCGGGCGGTAACATCAATTTGATAATCACCATCACAATTAATTTCAATTTCGTAGTTTAGTCCAGCGTCTGCACTACCAATCTTAATAGTCTCTGTGCCATCGGCAACAGTGTATGCAGCCGCAGTGGAGTCACTCCATGTTAAATCAACATCTGTGTTTGCAATACTGGCCGTCGATTCACCAATAGCACACATGCGTGGGTATTTTACAATAGTTGCGCTACCATCCACTACTAAGTTACCTTCAATACGAACATCGTTAGCGAATTCTCCAAAGCCAGAGACAGACATGTCATCGTAGAAGGTTCCTGTTTGGCCCACTTTCAGTTGACCACCGCCGCTATAGCCGCCAGCCCCAGCGACTACTGCTCGGAAAGTAGGAACCACCTTATTAAAATTAGCGGGAGTATCAGTGGATGTGGCATTTCCAAGCTCCTCCAGCGGAGTTTGTGCGATTGTTTTAAAAGTTCCGTCAGCCTGTTTAACAGTATCGGCTTGAATTCTTGCTCCCCCCGTGGCAGCTAAGGTAACCCCAGTTATCCACTCTCCCACACCCGTTGATCCTGTGGACCCATCAGGTTGAAGATTAAGAAATTGGTCGTTCCAGTTAACTGTATTAAAAAGTTGGCCGTCTACTGCCGTAATGTCGAGCGGCGGTGGAACTGGTTGGAATCCTCCTTGGCCCCCATTAAGAGCATCGTAAGCTTGTAAGATCCATTTATTTTGGGGGGCCGTACCAGTAAATTTCCAAAATCCGCCATTTCCTAACCTAGTCCATCCCCCGTCAACAGTAGACTCAATCCTATCACTTGGACCTACCACTTCTCCTAAAGTGAACGAAGCTCCTTTTACTCCAGAGTCATTAACATAAGCCACCCAAAGATCGCTGCCGCTAATGCCGATGCCTGTATAACCGCCCCCCGTTGATCCTGTTGGTCCTGTCTCTCCCTTAGAACCATCTGTCCCTACATAGCTTACTTTTCGTTCAGTAGTCCAACTAGTAGCAGGACTGGTGGCATCGCCAAACGCAGCTTGTTGAACAAGGCCAATAGTTTCCCAGAGATAATTTCCTGCGGTAACCGTAGGAGGAGTCTGAGTCCAGCTATTGAAGGTTCCTGCAAGCGCACCTGTTGCCCATGTATAATCTAAATCTGAATCACCGGGAATACTGCCGACAATAGACGTTCCCTGTTGGTAGACACTAACTGTGGTAACCTTAGTACCTGTAGTACCTGTAGCTCCAGTGGCTCCTGTATCTCCTGTAGCCCCCGTCGCTCCTGTAGCTCCAACAGAACCGTTAGCACCATCACTACCATAACGATCTTGCTGTATAGCAATCGTTGCACCATCGGTGAATAAGGTATCTAAGTTGGCTTGAGTAGAAGCTATAACGCTTCCAGCAAACGTAAAGTAGGTTGAATTGTTTGTAACACCAGTAACTCTAAATACTGCGTATTTTGAAGCATCATAAGTAGCATAGATCGTAACAATACCCTTATAGGTTCCCGTAACAGTACTCAAAGTATCTAACCAAGTTGAAAGGTTAGTACCGTTAACGTCTTTATAATAAACTTCTATTTCCGTAGGATTAGAAGCTGCGTTAGTTAAGACTTGTCCGTTACTAGTTGGGTTAGCGGCACTAGATCGCGTGGTTGAATAAGTGTATCCACCACCCGTAATAGGGCCGCTTATTCCCGTCTCTCCAGTTGGTCCTGTATCACCTGTGGGGCCTGTTGGTCCCGTATCTCCCGTTGGGCCTGTTGGTCCTGTATCGCCTGTTGGCCCTGTCGGACCTGTCGGACCTGTCGGCCCTGTGGGGCCTGTTGGTCCCGTTGGACCTGTTGAGCCCGTCCCACCCCCAGAGGCCCCAGTTAAGCCGCAGATTGGAGCGCATAGGCATTCCCCCGCAGGAAGCTCCACAACAGTGCAGACTCCTTCGATTGATGAGAGAATAAGCGGGGCGTATCCCGCACCTTCGCAACCTGCGGTCATGGATTACGCCTCAGTTTCGTCAGTTTCAGCGGTATCTACTTCGTCTTCTTCAGTTTCCGGGCTGATGTCTTTAAGTAGTTCGTCCATGTCCTTGAGGGCATCAAGAAATTGGTCTTTAGAGAGAGGTTCAGTTTTGGGTTCTTCATCAGGAACAATAGCTTCTGGTTCTGCTTCTGTTTCTTCTTTCACCTTCTTAGCCTTCTTCTTCTTTTTACCTGCGTACTTCTCTAAACCGTCATCAGGTACACCGAGCTTCACATCAAGGGCCGAATCTTCTTCTTGCTTATCCCCTTCATCTTCTTCTTCGTCGCCCCCTTCAGCGTCCGTGGACATCGGGGAACCTTTCGCCATGGGCGAATCTTTAGAGAACGGAGCAGCGGCTTCTTTTTTCATCTCGGCTGCTCGCACGGAGTCATCTTCAAGCTCTTCTTCGCCCGTATCTGCATCTTCATCCGACTGAGCAGCCTTTTTAGCCTTAGCTTGCTCTGCACTTAAGTTATCATCTTCAGCTTTCTTCTTAGTTTTGTCCATAAGAAGCTTGGCTTTAGCCTTTTCTAGTAGTTCCGAAACACTACTCTCCTCATCTAGGATACTATCGAAAGAAATATTCTCTACTAAACGGAAGTCCTCGCAGAATTTATCGTATCCACAGGCTTCGAAACACTCTTGAATGACATCGTTTACGTCAATTACTTCAACGCCGTTCTTGTTCTTAAGCATTTTGCTCAAGTCGGATAACGTATCTTTGATAACGCTGCCCTTAGGGGCAAGACGGGTTAAAGACTCAAAAATTACCACTTGAGTCTCAGCAAGACTACTAAACGTAGCCGCACTCTTCAGATTCTGCACGTTAATACCGTATTTTTCATTAAGTAGATTAATAATTACTTGCTTAATGGGCTTTTTCATCTCGAAAAGACGAGCAACAAAGCTTTTGATTTCCTTAGTAGAGATAGCATTGCTATCACTTAGGCTGAAAGCGTTACTAATGCTTTCCACAAGCTGCCGCTTCGTAGTGAGGGCTAAGAAAGGCACTTCAACAATCGCCTCCACTAAGTTTTCAAGAACAACCTCATCCGAATCCTCAAAAACAAGGGTAGCTAAGTGTCTAATCTTAGCATTCGTAGCCCAAACATCTTCAAAGTTCTTTTTAGATTCCATGAGTTCCTTCTTCACAAGCTCTTGCTTGCAGATCAACTCATACACTGACTTGTTTAAACCCTTGGAAATATTGTATTGAGCATCTTCCATGAGGGTGTCGTAAGAAAGCTTAGGGAAATCAAATGCCTGAGAAACTGAGTTAGAGAGTTTAATAGCATTTTCAATCTCTTGAACCTCTTGAATGGTATCCTTTTCTTCTTCTAAGAAGGAAGTGATTTGAGGCATCATTTCAAGAAAGCGTTGAAACTGGTCAGTGTCTACGATAGTCTGGCTTTCACTAAACAAGGAGCTTTTTTCGTCTAAACGATTCTTAACATTCTCAAACTTAAGGCGATTTTCCCACAAACCGAGAATATCACCAAAGCTTTCGTCTGCATTTCGATAATCATTAGCGTTTAACCCTCCGACAAAAGCCGTAACCTTGTCTTCCACATGAGAATCAAAGACATCGTTGTCGCTAAAGATATCAGACTCTTGGATCTGGATTTTAGAGAAAGAAATGTTATCATCAAAGCTGTATTCACCGCTGAGAACTTTCCCGGACTCGCTTAAGTAAGCTACTTTCTTAGCTTCACTATCAATAGAGAAAAGCTCAATATTTTCTCTTAATGATCGCCCTAGGCAATCCCCTAATTTTAAAAGGTTCGTAACAGTTGAATTTCGGTTCTCGAATAAATGGTCAAACATATCTAACTCCTTGGTTTATGTTATTATAGACTATGGTTATATAGTTAAGATCTTTCGCTATTGTTTTTGGGAATCTTCACATTTCTGGAGATTATACGTTCAATAGCATCTAATCTTTGGCTCTCTGGTCCCTCTTCTTTAATAATTTGTCGCTTTAGTCGCATTAGAGTGGACAAATTCTCAGAATCTAGGGACTCCTTTTTAGGGGAAGGTTTAGCTTTTTCCGCTTCCATCCCTCGTTCATGGTCGGCTTGTTTCCCGCCCTCATCTCTGGCAGCGTCTGCGTCCTTGCCTTGCTGCTCTCTGTCCATATCTTGATCCTTACCCTTCTGAGCCATATCTTCTTGACCCTGCATCTGAGTTTGCTCGTCGGCCATCTGCTCTTCTTTCTCAGCCTTCATAAGCTCCATAGTATGCTGAATCTCTTGATCGGTCATATCGTAGAACTCTTTGTAGATGGTTTCTTTGGGGAATAGGTTTAAGCCAACAACAGCTTGGACAACGCGAGCTTTTTGCTCGTCAATCTCCATCTTACGCTTGGTAAAGACATCACTGCAATCGGGAAGCTGGATCTTCACCTCTTTAATAAGATGGGCAGGGAACCCAACTAACGCTAAGTGCCTACGAGCGATCTGCTCTAAACCAATCTCAGCTTGTTGTTGAACTCTACCGATAACTCTCGCAAACTTAGCATCAAGCTGGGAGAGGTTAGCCTTTCGCTCGGGAGACTTATCTTTTTCAACAATG